ATGACCGAAGCAGAGTTCCCGTCTGCGGAGATTGAGGCCGAATCTTTTGTGTATGGTGTTACTTTCTGCCGGTGCCGCAGGCTGGATGAAATCCCGGACTGTGTAAAAAATGCGATCTGCTCTGCAGCGGATGTCATGAGGGAATACCTCAAGGGCAGGGAATCGGATATATCGTCGGAGAGCAACGACGGGTATTCTGTGACATACAAGGCGGCGCTCAAATCAGAAGAATGTGAAAAGAGCATGAAAGCGAAAGTGAAGAGACATCTCTCCGGGACAGGGCTTATGTATGGAGGGAGGTCAAGGATATATGATAACTAATGCCGACATTACAATTTTTAACAAAGCGACCGGGGAGAACCGAAGGGAGGTTTTTATACCTACAGCCATATCGGGAGTATCCTGGTATGACGTACATTCTGTGGAAGTGTCCAAACAGCAGGGGATGGCGCCCCGTGACCGTGCAGCAAAATTTATTGTCCGGATTCCGCTTGATGCCAAGGTACAGGATGGGAGGACGTATTTACCAGAGGAGCAGTATAAGCTTTTAGATGAAAAAGAAAGGCTGCGCTTCTGGACAATACAGCTCAATAGTTATATCGCAAAGGGGACGCACGCAGATATCGGTGATTTGAAACAGCTTACCGGCAGTGCTGGTACAGTTGTTGAATATGCAGATAATACGGTAAGGGGAAGCGATAGAGTGAAGCATTGGCGGATAGGGGGCGCATGATGGCAGCACAGCAGATTACAACACCGCGGGGGCGCATTGTGCTTGGTGGAAATGGCCGTGCAGAACTTACATGGGACAGTACTTTTGCCGCCAGGGTGAATCAAAGCCTTAAACGGACGCAAATGTATGTGGATAATGAAGTGCTCCGGTATTGTAGCCGGCTGGTTCCGTTTGATACTGGTATGTTGGAGAAATCCGGGATACTTGGCACCATAATCGGGAGTGGGGAGGTTCGTTACATCGCCCCATATGCAGCACAGCAATATTACAATACGTCTGAAAGCCGTTCCTATGATGCTAACCGGGGCGCAAAATGGTTTGAGCGTATGAAGGTAGCGCATAAAGACGATATACTGTCTGGCGCAAAGACGCTTACAAGGATGGGAATGGGGGGATAGGCATGGCCGCAGAATCAATTATCCAGGGGCTTGTGGATTATTTTATGGAGTGCCCGCTTTTGAAAGAGGGTGTTTTCCGTATGGACGCACTTGGGGAAGAAGCAGTGGAATACACCATAGAAACTGGTATGTTTGATCCGATCATCAAGAAATACATTGATGGGAGTTCAGTCAGGCAGTATCAGTTTTCTTTTGCTTCCCGGGAATTTTACAGTATGGATCGCATCCAGAATATGCGGAATATTTGCTTTTACGAAAAACTTGCGGAATGGGTGGAAGACCAGAGCCGCAAAGGAAATCTTCCGGATATGCCGGAAGGGATGTATCCAAGAGAGCTTGAAGTTATGGCGCAGGGATATATTTTCAACAATACAATGATGAGCGCAAGGTATCAGATACCATTGCGGCTGCTATATTACAAGGAGGCATGATATATGAGTAATAAGGATATGAGCAGGGATGTCACTAAAAGGCATGACTTTGCGGACTATCTGAATATCCAGACGGGGGAAAGCCCGAACTTCGTCCTGATGGGTACCGGATTTACGACGTTGGATGAAAACCCTGGGGCGCAGACATCCAAAAAGAAATATGTCAATGAGAAGGCAAGTTCCTCTTCGATTACCAGCTATGAAACGGTATTTCCGTTTACATCAGATCTGATCATCCAGCAGGAAGCGGTTCTGGCCTTATATAAAGTTGGGCGGAACCACTGCACAGGCTCAGCTGCTGAGTTTCCGTATGTAAGGGTGGAATTATGGGATAAAGTTGAAGGTAAGGAAAACGAATTTGCCGCACGGCTTTTTACGGTGTCTGCAGAAATTTCCAGTATTAGTGGTGAGGATGAAATTGCTGTATCTGGAAACCTGAATGCCGTGGGTGATCCTATTGACGGCACATTCAATACGACCACGAAGACATTTACACCGCTTAATGCGGGAGCTGTTACACCGGAGGGTGGAGCGTAAAGCCCCTCCCCCTATATAGCCACAGAATTCATCATAGGAGGAATGATATATGAATATTTTCGGCATAGAGCTTGAATATGATTTTTTTGATGCAGATCAGCTGGAGGTTTATGAGCGTGAAAACCAGAAAGTTGCGGAAACCATTAAGGAACCAACACAGTATGAAGGAAAAAGCACGGCAGATGCTATCCGAATCCAGTGCCGGATTGTAGATGATTTTTTCAATGCGGTATTCGGGGCAGGAACGGCACAAAAGATATTCAAAGGGAAGAGCAATATCCGTGACCATATGGAGGCTTTTGGAATTGTGGCTGTGTCTGCCATGGATGCAAGGGGAGAACTTGACGCTATAGAGGATAAATATTCCCCTAACCGGGCAGAAAGACGGCAGATAGAGCAGAAAAACCGGGCAGCACAGAAAAAGGGATCTCGGAATTTTAATTACCATGCCGCAGGGAAAGGGAAAAACCATAACAGATGAATATCCTGATAGATAATCTTGAGCTTCCTGATCAGGTGGAGATAAACCGGGAATGGTATGAAATCCGGACGAATTACCGTATTTCCATCCTGTTTGAGCTTATGATGCAGGATGACAGCCTGGATGCCCGGACAAAAGTACGGAAGGCTTTGGAATTGTATTATCCGGTCATTCCTGATGATGTGAATGGAGCTGTTGACGCAGCCCTGTGGTTCTATAAATGCGGCAAAGAGGAAACTTCAAGGCAGAGGCGTATGGTTTCCCGGCATGGGAAGAAAGGACAGATGTATTCTTTTGAGCATGATGCCGGGTACATATATGCTGCGTTTCTTTCACAATACAAAATAGATCTCCAAGAGGTATCCGACATGCACTGGTGGAGGTTCCGGTTTCTTTTTAATTCTCTTTCAAAAGACAATGAATTTGTGAAGATCATGGAATACCGGAGTACAGAGATCAGTGATAAGATGACAAATGAGCAAAAGGATTTTTACAGAAAAATGAAACTGCTGTATGCGCTGCCTTTGTCGAAGGAAGAAGACGACAGGCAGGAAGCGATAGAAAATGCCCTCTTGAATGGAGGGAACCTCACAGGGATTCTTTAGAGTGGAGGCGGTTGATATTGAAAAAATAAAAGACAAAGAGGAAATGAACCGGGTGAGATGCCCGGATTGTGATTATCAGATGCCGATATTTTATGGTGAAACGGCAAACTGTTCAGGCGTGATGGTTCCATGTAAAGGGAGGAACTGTCACGCCTTTTTTGAAATGAAGATTAAAAACGGAAAGCAGATCAGGTAGTGCCATTATGAGCCGATGATCCCTGGCCATAAAGAGAGGTGAGGACATTGGCGAGTGATGGCACTCTGAAATTTGACACCAGGATAGATGCCGGCGGGTTCCAGGATGGGATAAATTCTATCGGGGATATCGCACAAAAAGGCATGAAAGCGACCTGTGACATTCTAAAAGGAGCTACAGTTGCTATCAGCGGCATTGGCACAGCCGCAGTCAAAGTGGGCTCTGATTTTGAAGGCGCAATGTCAAAGGTAGAGGCTATTTCAGGCGCATCAGGGCAAGAGCTGGAGAAGTTAACGGAAAAGGCCAAGGAAATGGGTTCTACGACAAAATTTTCCGCAACGGAATCCGCAAACGCCTTTGAATATATGGCCATGGCCGGCTGGAAAACTGAGGATATGCTGAACGGTATAGAAGGCATTATGAATCTGGCCGCAGCATCTGGCGAGGACTTGGCTACCACTTCTGACATTGTTACGGATGCGCTTACGGCATTCGGGTTGTCAGCGGCAGACTCTACCCATTTTGCGGACGTTCTGGCGCAGGCGTCTTCTAATGCCAACACAAATGTTGGTATGATGGGCGAGACTTTTAAATATGTCGCGCCAGTTGCCGGAGCATTGGGGTATACTGCCGAGGATACGGCAACGGCG